TCCTTCAGATTAAGTTAATAAATATCGATATATAGGCTATAACCCTTATGCATTATTGATAAGGATAGTTGTAACTCAAAAATGACGTATTGTGTCTTAGTGCCATGTCATGTTTTGACGTGAGCTTTAACACGGTCTGGTCGAGGCTGAATGCGGACTGCAAGCTTGAACCGTCATACCATGCGGCTTCCTGAGATGCCATAACCTCAAATGCCATTTCATCCCCAAACATGAATTCGGAGAAATCGCCCAAGAATATATCAAAGTATGTGGTTCCCGCCGTACTGTTTGCCGTAGTAATTTGATTGGAAATCCTGAACGGGAATCCATTTAATGTGCCTCGATTCATTTCGTCCCTATAAATGTACTGGTTAGTCGTGGTTTTTAAATTGTAAAATGCACTCCAAATTCTACTATTGAAAATCCATCCAACCGATATCATCGGTGTATTATCGTTCATGAGAGCGCCTATCATCGTGCCAGGAACATCCCCGGTCAGTGTAGATGCGCCTGTAGCGGTAGTTATGTTTGCAGTGGATATGCTTTTCTTGATACCGAGTGGAGTATATGCGGTACCATCGCCATACATCGCCGTATAATCAATTTTGAGCCTCATCTGCTGCATCATATCGTCGCGTATTATCATATCCGCCTCATACGATGAATCTCTTATTAAATCATTCGATACAGGCACAAGCGTAACAAGCTTTTTGGAGCTCAATTTTATATTGCCGAATGTCTGCTGTGATTTTGTGGCATTCTGGTTTTCTCCCTGGTAATAAGACGTAGCGCCTCCAGTCAGTTTTGGCAGGTTCAAATTTCCTTTCGGCATTGGAATGCGCCTGGCCCCTAATTCCATCACTGCGGTTTTTGATAACAGCAATGGAATTATATCAGCCGCATACTGTTCAGCTATTAGGAAACCTCCCTCACTCGGAGTGGTTGCGGATAACTGCTTAAGCAAAGCATGGACCTTTTTATCTTCCGGGTACATGCCTTTATTGCTTTTATCGCCGCCTGTAGCATATATAAAAGCCTTTTCAGGGTCATTTTTTGCCAACGTCAGACACTTGACAACCCTGGTAAATGTCATGCCTGGAAATGACTTTTTCTTTTCGTCCTCTTCTTTTGCTCTTTCTTCTGCTTTTTCAAACAAATCGCCGTATCTTCTCTGTGTTTCCTGCAACGGCGCAATTGCCGATTCAATGGCATTTTTTATAGAGGCATCCATAGTACCCTTAACCGTTGAATCTATCAATGTTTTCAACTCTTCCTGTGTCATGTTACATACCTCCTGTTTTGTTTTTTAAAATTTCTCTTATTGATGCATTGACAAGATTCTCAACAGATTCGGTTATTAGTTGTTTCAGCATATCTGGTTCGATTTCTGGTTCATCTGTTTCGAAAAAGCTTTTTGCATCTATGGCATCAAGGTCTATTTCAACCTTGCTTGCATCGCTTAAATCGTTTTTTTGTGATAATAAAAGCACTTGATTTTTTATCTCATCAAGTGCCTGTTTCAGTTCGGCTATTTCATTGTTTGGCGGTATCCCCTTGTCGGGCGGTTCCCCCTCTTCGTTCATCGTCCCCGATGTATCAATAAATTTTCGCAATCGGTCACTGCATCCGGCTATATTGGACTGAATGTCGTTTAGCATTTCCCGATTTTTAGATGATAGCGTGGCACCAGCCTTCAAAAAATTAAATGACTTGGGCTGGTATACTTCTTCTAATTCGGTATAGTCAGTAGACATAGTTACTTTACCGTCTACATATTCATATTGATATAAGTAATACTTATCCTGCTTTTCTATGATTACATGTCCACTTGGATAGTTAACCGGATATAGGTCGCTAATCCAAGGACCGCCCATTTGATGCATTTCTGCAGGGTTCATAACTATTCTTATGGCATCCATGATATCCCACACAGAAGGATTACCGTCTAAATCGGGGCGTTTAATTTCGGGCTTGGCTCCTGGATTTTTTGTGTCTTCCGGGAACATTTCTTTCAACTCAACTTCAGAATAATCTTTGAATTCCGGCGGCTCCTTGTCAAAATCATCTGTATAGTGCTTCGCCAAATGGTTGTAACATCTCTGTCTATCTGCTTCTGGTATGTTTGCCCCGCCTCTTGCGCCCAATAGCGCACCCATTGCCGCGGTTACACCGCGCCAAATCAGATGATAATCGCTCTGCCTATGATGTGGAAGCTTATATGCCTGTTTTGTATCTGCATTTTCGGTGTCATACCAAGTGCACATAATTTTTAAATCATCTACATCTGCAGCTGCGATTTCGGCAGGGCCGTCCCAGGCGGCCGTGTCCGGTTCCGTTGGGTAGGATTTATATGGAACAACTGTTTTATTTTCTACAAAAACCTTGTCGATATGCTCGTCCTTGAAACCTTTGCTTCTTACGGTTTGTAGCGCGTTAGGATTTGACGGCACCGGTACTGCAGAAAGTTCGAGAAGCTCCTGCTGCATATATCTTTTTCCGCGTTGCCATTCCGATAGCTCAAGCACGGATTCATCATCTCGTGTTTTAAACTTTACGCCCTTAAAACCAACCGATGTTGCATTAAGATAGCTTCCCCTATAAAGCTTATAGATTGTATCCGCAAAAGGATATTCCTCTGCCGTAGGAAACTTTATGTCAAATATAAGCTTTTTAGAGCTGGCATCTATTGTCACATTTACAGCCTTACCGATTGGCGGTTCATCATAGCGATGAGCCCATAAAAAAACTGGATTTTTTAAATATTCATCCAGTCTCCAGCCTGCCACTTCAATTATATCGTTGTCCCTGTCTGGCGTTTCGTCACTTCCCACAAATCTCAGTGTTCGGTCGCCTTCTTCGCCCACTTGTTTTATTTCAAAATTTAACGTTTTGTTTATTGTTTCCATAAACTATCACCATCCTTCCTATAAATTAAGCGGTAATATTTTTATTGTTACTGAAGCACCAGCTGTCATGCCTGCACTTAATGTTGCGGATACCCCAATATAGTCAGGCAGCCCGACAAATTTAACCGTTTTATTTGAGGTAAAAGTGGCCGTCATCTGTGCGGAAGTGTCTTTGTCAATTAAATCCGTCATTGTTCCTCCGCTTGACATGGAACATGACAAATTTATTTTTGCTGTTCTACCTCCTGATGTTTCAATCATTTCAAGCAATATGGAATTAAAACCGATTATTGTTGCCGATGCGCTATAAGTCGCATCACCGGTTAATGTTGCCGTCAATGTTGCCGTAATAACAGTAATTGGATTACCTTTTGGCAATCCAACATAACCAATTCCTATATCTGTATCGCCCTTCCATTGAAAAAAGTCAGCCATCGTCTTTCCACCTCGATTCAATTAAATTTCTGGATTTCATGTCCACTATTTCAAAGTGTCTTATCAGGGCATTTCTAAACTCAGCAACAATCGCCTTTGCTTCCGCTTGCCATGATTGCAATTTCAAAGCCTCGACATCATATTTCATAGTTACTCTCCTTTATTCTGGTATTATTGGTAACTCATCACATCTGCAATTAACAACCTCTTCCGCCGGTCCGGACTGGTCGCCTGGAAACATAAGGCCATTACTAAACGGTTGATTTATTCCGACGATTTCACCGTTTAATGCCGCGTGGCTAACTCTTTCCCTTCCGTCAATCGTTGTAAGCCATTCGCGTTGTTGTATTCCAGCTGAAACATATGTTTCATGCGTGCCCGCTCCAACGGTTGTATGTGTTTCCGTTCTTGCTATTTTTACAGCCCTGCTTGTTTTAGCATCAGTCATTACCGACGATACCCTATCACGCAACCTTGGAATGCTTTCGCCTTCCGCAATTCCTTCAGACAGCGTTTTTCTCAAAGCCTCTTTAGTCGTATCATTTATATCTCTAACCCTTTCTGCGCCGTATTTATTTACCCAATCCAAAAACTTGGGATTCATAACGTCAAAGCTTATGCCGAATCCAAACGTTGAATTAGCAACATTAAATCCCTCGCTTAATGACTCAATCCAGAGCGGCGTTAATATTACAAGCAACAGCTTGTTTTCTTCAACCCAGTCAACTAGTTCATCTGGATTATCCGTTGCCTGTTTAATGCTTTTTTCAAGAGACTTATTTATCTTATCCTGCTGCTGTTGGAAATACTTTTTCAGTGCATTGATAAAAAGACGCTCATTTTTTACTGCGGCTTTATCAAATACATACCACATTTGTTTTTTTTGTTCCTGTGTCAATGCCTTTTTATTGCGCTGTTGCGGTTCCATATTTGTTTCTATTGCTGTTTTACTAATGTTTGTCGGTATCATGTTCAGTGGAATATAAATTATTTCTCCGGCATCTCCTAATTCTTCAAATCCATTTGTTCTTAACCACTGGTTAACACTTAATGCGCCATATTTTAAACCTTCTGTTGATTTTTTCAATTTAAATTCATCATCTTCTGGCACAACATTATCATGCTCAATATATTGTGAGCCAGAAAACTCAGGAAGCAATTGTATGTTGAGTGCATCGTCAATAAACTTTAATTCTTTTCTAAGCACATTTTTTGTGTATAGATAATACGCAGCATCAATAGTTGATCTATTTGAGTTTTCGAGTATGCCGAATAATTCTGGCGGTATGCTAAAGTGTTGGTTTGAGACGTCTCTTAAATACTTACGTGATTCAATAAAATCCATATCTTTATTAGTTTCTTTCAATAATTGAAATTTGGCATCCCAGCTCAACCAAGCCATCTTGTGCTTGTTATTATATCCCCCGTATTTTTGTTGCCATTTTTCCTCCATCCTGTTTACTGCAGCTTCGTCGGCATTTGGCATCATGCCTACCATTGGCGGTATTGCATCATTAAAAAAGTACCGTTTCTGATATTTTGCCATGTATTCATCTGTCTCTATTTCATCGCCTATGCCCTCGGCTCGTCCCCTTCCTCTAAGATAGGGATTTGTTACATCTGGCTTTTTAAAATAAATCATATCAAGCGGCGGTACATATATTGGCCGTGTTCTCATATTTCCTTGTGGATATACGGAAAAATAATCTTTTGTCTTGCTCGGTATTTCAAGAACCCAGTCAGGCGGTACGGGCCACAATTCCGTCACTCTTCCCAGTCCGTTTCTCTCTTTAATCCAGAATGCCTCACCCATAGGAAGCATTAAATATACCTGGGTTATATAAAACAATACATATTCTGTCATTGTAGGATTTGACGTGGGCTTTTTAAGCAATTTTTCAACCTCATGGTTGCGTATTTTTAGTTTTTTTACGTCGTTTTTTTCATAAACCCCATATGCCGATGTTGCCACATCAGAAGCTATCTGATGTATCGGATTCATTCTTGGGGATTTGTTGTATAATTCAATCCAATCACTGCTGGACCTTCTTGGCGGTTCTCCATAGGTAGGCGTAAAGCTTGTTGCCATATCAAGCAGCGATTTGCCCATAAAAGCAGCTTTAGCCAGGCTAAATCTTTCAACCATAGTAAGTTTTTTATTTATATGCGAACGCTCTATAAGCAATAATATCACCGCCTTATGCCATGTAGTAATTAGGCTTTTTTAATGTTTTCCATAATTTATGAAGCGAATCAGGAGCATCATCACCATCAGCTTTATTATGGTAATTTAAAACTTCGTTGTTGTATTGTGTGTTTATCTTGTTAAACAAAATCATGCCATTATTTATGTCCGGCTCCATTTGCAGAATCCTGTTATGCTTATTATCAGTTGAGCGAAAACCGGTTATTTTTCTATAACAACCCTTATCAACAAGATATTTTCTTAACTGCTCCGTTCCATCTTCTTTGTAAGTATTTTCCTCTATTATAACCTCATCTATTTCGGGCCATGTTTTTATAAACCACGCAGTATGTTCCATTATTTTATTAAGTTTATGGTCTTTTAGTTGTCCTTCTATAACACAAACACCGTTATTTAAGCCTCCGCCAAGCGTATAACCTGTATTGTTTTGTCCTTTTCCTTCGGCGGGGTCTATGGCGAGTTTTAGATGTTCAACTTTAGGACATTCCTCATATAATTCCTGCCAAAATCTCAATATCTTGAATGGCATGTCCCCGCTTTTTTTCGGTTCGTTTTGGTCCTCCTGCCAGAAAGCGTCTTCCGATTCCTCGCGCTCAAGCATGGCATTATAATAAGCGCCTTTGTATCTCATTTTGTCGGGCGGGTACTTTCCTGGCCAAAGCATCTTTACACCTTCGAGCATTTTTACTTTATTATCAAGATAAAACTGGTAAGCATCATTTATTCTATTCTGATTACTTAAATTTCTGAATATTTTTTTCCATTCTTCCCAGAGATGTTCTCCCTCGTCAGCAGGAAATGAAAGTACCTTTTTATATTTCTTATATTTCCATGTCGGTCTTTCAATTACCTTGGAAAGCAAGCTGTCAGTTGCAAGCAATGTTCCAACATATATATAAATGGTATCGTAATCACCCAACTTAAGCATTTCTTCATCAAATGCCTTTTCAAGTTTTGCCCTCATGCTTGGAGACTCCATTACCTTTTTATCCTCTAGGTCATCAAAGACAACAAGATTGGGCCTTCTTTTCTTGTTTTTTCCTCTTATTCCTGCCGTCCAGCCCGCACATTCAACAGTTATTCCTGTAGAAGTTTCAATCTCGAAATTGTTCCATGTCTTGCCTTTCTGTGGCCCAAAATCTTCAACTATGGCTTGGCTCTCAAGCGCATTTCGTACTTTGCCGAGAAAATTGCTGCTTGTATCTTCATTGGCAGAAAGAAATAGTATATACTCTCGTTTCTTATAACACGTCGCCCAGGTAGGTATAGCCACTGTCCATATCGTGCTTTTAGAATGACCCCTAGGTCCTACCCTCGCTTCTTTCGTCGGCTGCCCTGCTTCAATTATTGCTTTTCCGTCATTTAGCCATTCAATCGCATAATCACCAAATTCGCGGTCAAATTGGTCCGGCATATACGCAAGGCAAAAGTATTCTGGATATATTTCTCCAAGCATCCTTCTAATACCGCCAGCTCCGGTCAGTGGATAATTGTTCAATACAAATTCAGCATCATCTCCAAATTCC